CCAGAACCACGTTTGCCTAAACCAACAGTGTTTTGGCTGGTGCGAACAGAACGCATTGGCACACGACCCAATTCAGACACAGTGTAGGTCTTACGTTGGTCAGCATCGTCTTCCATGTAAGTCGTAATCATCTCAGAGCCGTCAATAGTACGGCTTTGAGAAACGAGAGAGGCGATGTTTTCGACAACTTCTAAACGAGTTTTTGCCTTCAACATATCATCAACGATTTCAGGGAATAATGCGCGAGTACCCGCATACGTTTGGAAGGTGTTAGAAGCAGCTTGCAAGAACACACCACGCTCGAAGTCATTCGCGTGAGGTAAGTTTAAAGCAAGTTTAGTGGCTTCGTAACCGTTTAAACCAGCGTAAAGGGCGCGGTTTTCGGATTTGTCAGGGGCAACAGCTAAGGTTAAGTAGTCGCGCATCGACAAACCGTAAGACTGGGCTTCACGCACCAACTTCAAACCATTGTCGGTTGATTCGTGGTTGCTTTCATTAGCCAACTGAGCTTTAACTTGTTCAGGAGAAAGCTTATCTTTTTTAATTAAATCACTTAAGGGACGAATAGCCATGATAATACTATCTCCGTTTAGATAAAGGCAACGTCAACAGTGGTAGTACCCACAGCGACAACGAAACAACGTGAGTTAGTGCCTGTTTTAACAGCACCAGCACCCGCACCAACAACACCATCACCAACAGCGACAACACCTGATTTAGTCCAAGTGAAGCCACCTTTGAATTCAACGGTACCAACCAAGATGCCCTCTTGGACACGGTTTTCTACGACTTTTAAACAGCCATAAATAACATCGGTATTACCAGCTAATTTAAAAGTGTTATTAGCCGTGGTGTCGAGAGTGACAGGTTTACCTTCGTCAGCCTTAGTAGTACCTGCGGTGAGGTAAACGGTGCGGCGGAACTCTGAATGCGGAATACCAACAAGGCTGATACCACCGCTTGCGATTTGCTGTGCCATCGCTATTCTCCAAATTAATTACGTTTAGGGGTTTTAAAAGCGGATGAAGCACCAACCGCAGTTGTTTTAGGTTTATCCGCATCAGAGTGAGCGGCATTTAAACCTGCAACACCACCTAAAGGGATACGGAAAGGACGTTGAGACAATTTAGCTGTCTCAGCATCCTCAAAAACTTTAACCTTAGCTTGGGCTTCGGCTAACTGAGCTTCGGCAGTTGCCTTAGCTGCTTCTAATTCAACTTTAGTGGCTTCAAGCTCGTTCTTGGCAGCTTCCAAAGTATCAACTTGGGCTTGGGTAGCGGCAACAGCTTGTTCAGCGTCAGCGAGCTTGGCAGTGGTAATAGCCGCACTTTCTTCAATCTGAGCAGCCTTAGCTTCGGCAGCAGTTAACTTAGCTTGAACCTCAGCAGACTTAGCTTCGGCACTGGTTAATTTAGCTTGTAATTCGGCGATAACCACAGGGTCTTCTCCTAAAACGGGTTCGGAGTCTAAGTTAGCGTGTTGAGTAAACAACATAAACTCAGGCGATTTAATGCTGGCCACGAGTGCAAGTTCAGGTTTACCGAAGTCGGCAGCTAAAGTGCGCTTCTGAATACCGAGAATCTTGGCTCCGTTGCTTGCGCCTTTAGAGACAGCACTCAACTCACGGAACTGACCCAAGCCGTTGGGTTTTAAGTGGTGGTTGCCCATACCAATAACATGGCCGTTGGCGCACGTTTGATTCCAGAGTTTAGACTCATCGCTCATCAGGTCATCCCCACAAGCGGAGCAAAGCAACTGCTTGAAGGACATACCGACAGAAACTTCTTCAACAACACCATTGTCAATCTTATTGGCGAGGTCTTCGTGAGCGGTTAAGTCAATAAAGGCAAGAACACGGAGTTCATCAAAACCTTTAATGTTCTTTTGAGCTTCACCGTAGAACACACGGCCAACAGGGATTTCATAACCCTGATTGTGCAAGGTGTGAAAAGGAACATAGCCACCTGCGTTTAAGTAAGTCGCTGCTTCTTCAAAAGTTTGAGCCGTAATTTGGGCTTGGTCGAAGATGCTCCACTTCTTACTTAACGGTAAGGATGTTACTGCTGTCATTTCAAAAACAGCAATCTGCTCCCAAGTGGGTTCAGAACCCATGTTGGCAATGACTTTAGCTTTAATGTCATCAGTAATATCTATACGTTTTGGCATGGCTGTGTAAACAAATGTTTAGGTTGTGTAAAGAATAACATTAAGCGAAAGCGAGAGCAAGGGTGAGTGAGCAGAATAGGCAAGCTCTGCGAGGCCGTTTGAGGTAAATGTCAAGAAACCCTCACCATTTCAGTCTTTCCTCTCTACCCCTTACCGAAGTAAGCGGCATTATCTCCGTATTGAAGACTGCCACTGCTATTGTCCAAGCCGTTGGCGATAGTGTACCACAAAGGGTTGGTTTCGGTAACGGCCATAGGAATGTTGTTAGGCCATTAAGGGTCAAAATAAAAAGAAATAATTGCCGTTAATAAAATATTTTTCTTTTTCTTCTTCTTAAATTTTCCTTAACGAGAAGGAGAAAGTAATGTTTTTGACGTTGTTCGATAGGTATCGAACAGTTAAGTTATTGATTTTATTATCTTTCAACCTTATTTTATGTGAAAGCAGAGTAGCAAATTTTTTCTCTGTTGTGTGAGAGGAGAGTAGCAAAAAATCAATTTGCTACTCTCCTCTCACACGGGTAAACCTTGAAACAATCGATTTGGGCTGTTTTAAAGACTTAAAAACTTATAAAATTAGTTAGGCGTGATTTATCAAAAACTATAAGTCTTTGTTTTTAAATGAGATAAGGGCATTTTTTGTGTGAAACCAGAGTAGCACCATTTTTTGATTTTGTGTGAGAGGAGAGTAGCAAACACCCACTCCTGCTACTCTCCTTTCACATACCTTTTATAATCAACAACTTACAATCGTATTACATTTCTTTACAAGAACCCCCTTGCCGAAACCACTGCCTGTGATAGTATTGTCACCAGCGGCAAAGCTCGGCTGTACACCCGAGTTCCTCCTCATCTGGTCCATGAGTGCCGCTATCTTTTTCATCAATAGGACTAACTCTATGACCCAAGAGATACATGATGACTATAAATACCTCCCAAGAGCTAACTCTTGGCCAAGTGGTTAAAACCACTAAAATCTTAGAAAAACTTTTTGACTCCTTCTCCAAAACTGCTAAAGACTCCAAAACTGATTTACTCAATCAAAACTATTTCAATGCTTGGGCTGCTCAAAACTTAACCTTGCCCAAGTCTGTGCTTTCCGCTGACCACTACAGCTTTATGGCTGTCCCACCTACCTCACCGATAACACCAACCTCAGCAGTGCTAATGCCATTGGCATTGGAAGGGCTATTAACAGGGAAGACGAAACCCGAAATCATTAAGAAGAAAAATAAGACCTACACGCTGACTTTTATTTATAACCAGCATCGAGAGACTTTTGATAACCTTGATAACTATGCGGAGGCTTTTCACACTTTTGAAAAGTTTAAAAAGACCGAAAGCCTTAACTTCTATCTTGGTTTAACTACCAACCATGAGCGGAAATTATTTTCTTACTTGATTGACCCCGTTTATATCGTGGGTGAAATCACTAATGATGCTAAGATTTATCCAACCCGTGAAGCAGGTAAACAGACTTGGCAATACACGGCTTGGTTAAAGTTAATGGCCGACATCAAAGCTGAAGGCATTAGCTCTGAGCATAGCATTGGCATTAGAACTGCTAAGGGTAAGTTTGTTCACCATGACCTCTTGAACTATCAACGCTTTTATTTTTTAATTAGTCAAATACGAAGTAAGACAGATGTTAGGGACGCTATCTTGGTTAAGGACTTTTTCAACGATGGTTTTATTAACAGTGACAATCTTTTTTATTTGCCAAAAAGACTGGTGCAAACTTATCAGGAATTAAGGGGTTCTCAGTCCTTCCAAAAACTTGGGGAGTCTTATAGATCCGTTGCTGGGGATGTTAATGGTCGTAGAGTCACTATTGGCACTTTCAAAACCCTTGAGGAAGCGAGTAACAGTTATAAAGAATTTAAACTAACTGTCCTTACCGAGTTATTTAATATCTACCAAGGTTTTTTACCTGCTCATTTTTGTGAGCAGTTTGATAAACAACTACATTTTCTAAAGGAAGGTACCGAAAAATGCTGATTAACAATCTTGAAAAGTTTCCCAAACGGGTAGCAGGTAAACAGACTTGGCAATACACGGCTTGGTTAAGACTAACAGCAGGGCTAAAAGCGGAGGGTATTGAATCAGAAAACTGTGTTGGCCTTAGAACCACCAGTGGTAAGTTTGTTCATTCTGACCTTTTAGAGTATCAAAAGTTTTACCCTCTCATAAGTCACATAAGAGGTTTAACCGATGTAAAGGACGCTGTTTTGGTTCACGACTTCTTTAATGATGGTTTTATCAACAGTGACAATCTTTTTTATTTGCCAAAAAGATTGGTGCAAACTTATCAGGAATCAAAGGTGTTAAATTCTCTCAAAAGCACCAGTGGTTCCTACTACTTAACGGGTAAAAATCTTTCTGGTACCAAAGTTTATCTCGGAGCCTTTAAAACCTTAGATGAGGCTCAAGAAGTTTCATTGAAGCATAAGGCATCCGTTTTGACTGAGTTATTTAACATTTACCAAGGTTTTTTACCTGCTCATTTTTGTGACCGCTTTAAGGCTGAGGTTTTAAATTGTGATTTACGATAAACTTAATAAATACGGTTTTACTTTTTCGGCTCTTTACAGCCCTAAGATACTCACAGAAGATTTAAAAATAACCCGTATGGTCTTCATGGAAGCGACTAACTTTGCCAGTCTTAAAGCTGAGGACGATGTGCCTAACAGTGTGTCGCCTTATAAGCTAATCGACTGGTGGCACTACTTGGTTGATTTCGCCCAGCAGTACCCACAGCTTAAATATGCTTCGGACGTGCTGTCATGGAAGCACTTCAAAAAGCATTTTACCCCCATAGCCAACAAGCATCAAAACTGTATGCTCATGGTCTTAGACCCTCTAAAGACTGGCCAAATCACTTACGACACTATCTTTTTTATCCCCCATACTATCCTAAAGATTTTTGCGGTTAACCCTGTTGAGAAACTGCAAGCAGGTTTAAAGTTACCGCCTATGGTCACTTACCGCACAAACTATCCTAACTTTAAAGGTCACATTGTTGACTGGCAAGGTAAGATAAGAAGCGTAGGGGTTTTCACCAGCCCCGATGCCGCCAACAGAGCCAGAATAAAAGCTCAAATTGCTCACTTTGACAAAATGGTTAAGAGCTTTGACGATAGAGACGAAGACACTTTGGCTCTTGAGGAGCGCGTATTAAAGCGCATGAGAAACCGCATTGTTCAAGAGCTGTCAAAAACACTAACCGTTTCCTATACCCTTGATGCTCAAACAGTTAAAAAAATCTTGGCCAGAGCCAGAGACGCTGAGAGAAAAAGACTACTTTCATTGCCCGAAGGTCCGACTGATGCCGAAATCGAAGAAGCGGTTAATCGCGCTGCCACTGAAAAAACCATCGCCGAGGTTAATACCGAGTTGCGTAAAAGTGCCAAGCATTTACGCGATGACATTGACGTTATTGGTGAAGACTACGCTCACCAATATACTCGTGACTTCTTAGAGAAACGCAGTTGGCTTAACCGTAAACAGTTAATTGCTCAACGGCATTTAGAAGAAGAAGCCGAGCAACTTGAAGAAGATGCAGTCGAGGCCGACTACAAAGTGGATAAAGCCTTGTACTATACAGAGATGATACCTGAGCAACCCGCAGAGGGGACACCCGTGAACCGCGTATCACGAAGAACCCTTAAACGACCCCAATTTTTTGAGAGTGCTGAAAAATGACTGAACAAGAGCAAATTTTACAACGGAAAGTAAGTGCTGTTTTCGCTAAGGTGGGTATCGCTATCCGCAACGGGACTAAGGTAAAACTCACTGCCGAGGAGCTTAGATTGTTAAGCCTCACTCAAATCGGCAGTGTTTTTGTTGATGTTAGTTATCAGGGTGAAACTTATCGGATTCACTAACCTTATTTTTTCACCGCATTACTTTTGGCTGACTTGTCATCTTTACTTTTGACGGATTGGGCAATGGGGTCTTTTTGGTCATTACCATTTACATCGTTACTGCTACCTGCATTGTAAAACTTAGTTCCACTGAGAATTGGGCTGCTATCAGGACGCAAGCGACCATACATACGCAAATGGTACTCATCATCGTCAATAATCCCCTCACTCAAGTCGTAAAGCAGTCGGGCAGCCATTAAGTTTAACTGAGCTTCTAACTCAATCGGGCTTCGCATCTCAGCAGGTGTGAAGCTCACCTCAACCCGACTGTTACTCCCCGTTAAACGCAATAGGAATGTAAACATTTGTGACATCAACAATGCCACAGGCACGTTCAAGCCGTCACACTGCAACGCAAACAATCGCGCTTCCACAGAAGCCGTGTTCACCCCTGCTTCACCCCGACCCAAGATAGTGGCCATTGTTTTTAGCGCAGCCTGATTTTGGGCATTGAGTGTTTTAATAACAGGTTCAATGTTCAAGGTCATGCCCGATTTACCCTCATTCACAATGCCAACTTCAACGGCATCGGTGTGAACAAAGGCTTGGTCGGGACGAAGGTTAGCAATCGCGGTACTGATACTGCCAATGGTTTGGGTAATGTAAGTGGCCATCTTAGCGGTGTCAGACTTAATCGACTCAGGTGCATTGGCACGAATAACATCTTCCATAATGGCGATGTCCATGCGCGGGTAGCCTGTGAGCTGCATGATACGGTAAAGGTCATTGATGATACGTTGACGAGCGGCAGCGGTATTGATGACGCTGACGAAAGGACTGTAAGCATAAGCCTTACTAGGGTCTTGGCGATAGTAAGCGACAAAAATATGGGGGAAGTCCAAGCTAATGTTATCGCCACCGTTTGACGGTACTTGCTCTGGTACTAACCGACCATTTTCACGTTCAAACCATTCCAGGTCATTTGTCTTAATCAAACGCACCTTATTGAAGATGCCCTCTTTAGTGATAATAGGTTCACCCATGACCATGCCTTCGGCCAAAATCATGTAGCGCATTTCTTCGGCGATGGCGCGTAAGTCAGGGGTGTATTCAAACCCTTTGGAGTAATCATAACGGGTAGTTAAGCTGTCAATCAGAGCGTTGATAATCTTTAAGCCGTTTCTGTCGATAGCCCCGTTGATGTCTTTCACTAAGATGATGGGTTTAGTGTCCGACAGCGTTAAAAAGGCATTGAGAGAGGCACTGGCATCGGGGTCTTGCACTAACAGGTTTCGGATTAAATCCCGACTATCGGACGAGGCACGAGTAGTGAAAATATCTTCTAAATGTTCACGGTATTGCGGTGCCGATAACACGTTAGCATTGTTGGCAGGGTCAAAAGTAGGGCTATTGGCCGTCCCTTTTGGGTTAGGTAATCTTTTAGGTGTTAATACCTGAAACACAGTTTGTAATGATAGTGCCATTTACATTGGCCTCAACGACAAAATAGGGAATGGGTTGATTCTAGCATATCTCAAGAGAGTAGCCCACCTAAGCCATTATAAAGGCCACTCTCACTTTGGCGACCATATAAATTAGCATCAGGTAATAACAAATCCTGACCGCCAAAGAACAAATGCGTCTTAACAGCTTGCTCCTTGTAACCTGTAAAATCATTGGTGAAGTATTTTACCGCCGTTGTTAGGAACGCTAAAGCATGAAAATAATGGTCTTGGCCAGTCAGCTTACGCCATACCGCAGGTTTCTCAGGGGTCGTGTCTCTCACCATATCCTTTAAATGGTCTTTGATAAGCTCCTTCTGATTAACGTAATTAAAGAACTCCATCCGTCCCTCCCGACACAACTTGGCCACGGTGTCGATATGCTCAGTACGGTCAACCTGAACATTTTTAGTGATTTCGGTTTTGTCAGCGATTTCAACAGAGCCACGGTAGGCACACGGAATGATAGCCCCGTTTGTCTCCTCAAAAGTTTCTTTGGCCAACAACTGCTCAGGGAATTGGTCCATCATACCGCGTAAGCCTTCAAACTTAACCCGTAACTCCCGCACCCTCTCCTTGTATTTATCCAAAGGCACTGCCTCAAAATGGTGAATGCGAACGCCATGTCTAATGCCATCGCTACTGCCAACAACAATGTGACAGAGCCAATGTCACCGCCAAAGTACCATCGGCCAATAGGGTCAACTTGACGGCCATGTTCTTCCTTAAACAACGGATTAAGAATAGCATCGGTTAAACGCACATCACCTTTGTCATACGTCTCACCCAACACCGTGTTGTACCACCCGCGTAAGAAATCATTTTTACGGTACTTAATTAACTGGTCAATCACATAACTTGGGGGCAAGGTGCTGCCACTGAAAGTCCTCATGCGGTAGCCTCTGTTATTGACACGGTTAGGGTACTTGGCCACCCATTCGCGTTTATCGGCTCTCAAATCTAAAGGTTGATGGCACTGCTCACAGTCAACGGTGATATTCGCGGTCACAATCTCGTATTTCTCAAGTATCGTGGTGTCAATTTCGTCTAACTCAATCTCATCAGGTAGCCCCTCAATGTTGACGAACTTCTTCGTGAACAAAGGCACTTGCCAATGGTTACAGCAGCTACATTTAATCATGTACTCCTGTTGGTCTGACAATTCAAAGGTAGCGTCAATGCCGAAGCCACTGAAAGTGGGAGTGCTGAATTGCTGGGTAATACGGAAGGCACTACCTTGCAAACGGGATTGGAACAAAGCCAGAATATGTTGATTGGACAAATCGACTTCATCGTTGAAGATAACGTCACAAGGTTGACCTGTCGCGGAAGACTCGGTGGCAGGAGCTAACAGCAAGAAGGATGTGCCAATTTGGTTAACTTCGATGGAACGCACAGGCTTAACCGCACCGAGACTAAAAACCCTGTCTTGGTCAATCAAAGGCTGAAAACGGGTCTGAGCTTGTTTACGCAGCATTGGTTCATTAGGGAACGTAAACATCAGCGTTGTTCCCCGATTTCGGGACAGGAATGCTAATGCCTTCCGCATTTGCAACTCCGTTGCCCCTTGCTGACTAGGTTTTATAACGCTCATGTTAGGGTGCATATCATCAAGAATAGCTTTTTGGAAAGGATAGCGTTTCAGGTTAAACGGTAATCCTTTCAACGTGGTATTCTTACAAACCCAATCAGAATAACTCATGCCAGTCGCATCTTTGGAGAAGCGAGCATTCAGCTCCTTGTTAAAATCACTTGTAAACTTATTTGGCATTTTGTTACTCTCATCTGTATTGTTTATGTAATTGGGTCTAGCATTGGTAATACCTTTGCGGCTAAGCTATAAAAAGACCCCAAGGCACTGAGCCTTAAACCCACAACTGGAGACCGACAGAATGTACCCACCGATAGCGTTGGCAGCCGTCAATGCCCTTGAACAGATTCTAGCAAATTATAAAGATGAAGGCCGAGCTTATTTAGAGAAGTCACCGTACTCGCCAGAAATAAAGGCAAAGTTAATGGTATTGGCATTTGCAGTGACATTGCAAGAGAAACGTAAAACGAGCAGCCAAGAGAATGACCCCTTGGGTGAAATTGATGTCAGTGCTGAGATGGATAAACTTTACCGCAACCTCAAAGAGTTTAGCTTAGAGGACGAAGGTCTTGCCCCTACTGAAAAAATTGCCATCCTCCGAGTCCAAACCAACCTGTTGGAAAAGATAATTGAGATGCGTGAGCGAGCTATGGGCATTGACCAATATGTTGTTTTCCGTGAAACCGTTATGGAGTTTATCGCCAATAAGTTTGACCCTGACGCGATAAATGAGTTGCAAGAACGCTTAAACGCTCTCGCTTAAACGCCATCACCTCACCTAATCCCGACCTGAGACCACCCAAAATGACAAAAACGCATGACACCACATTCAATGTGGCTTTTAATGATTTTTCCCACAGCAACGAATCCACACTTTTTTTAACTTACGCACCGCAATACTGGCGAGCGGGTCTGCCCGTGTTTCCGTTGTGGGCGAAAAAGAAAGAACCCATGTTTTCAGGCTGGCGCGAATACTCGGTGGTGATGCCACCCGAAGAATTGCGCGAACACTGGAAGGAGCAAAATGCTAATAGCAACATCGGCTTACCTCTCGGCCCTTGCTCTGGCATTTCCGTCATCGACATCGACACCGATGATGTCACCATTATCAAAGCCATTTTAGAGGTTTTGCCGAAACCATTGTGGGTGCGAAAGGGTGCGAAAGGTGCGGTTTTAGCGTACAAACATAACCCCGCGCTAAAAACCTTCCGTATCAGAACGATTAACAACGAAAGTATTGTGGAGTACCTGTCCGAAGGGACGTATGTGGTGTTGCCGCCGAGTATTCACCCCAAAACAGATAAACCCTATACTGAAAACAGACCGTTGTGGGAAGTTAAAGATGGCCTACCCACTTTACCGACAAACATTGAAGACACGTTGCGGAACAGCTTAAAAAAGGTCGGTGTCAGTGTGGGCGACAGCAAAATCGCCACCAAAGTGACAGAGTTTGTGCCTTCGGGTGCGCGTGATATTAGTTTAACACGGGCAGCGGGTCTTTTTGCCTTTGCCGTGCTACGCGGTGAACGCACCCTGTTGGAAGCCTTAGATATGCTGCATATTTATGCAGCGCAATATGTTGAAAACATCATCGGCGACCCCGTGGATATGAATAAGCATACGGCCAACTTGATTCTGTTCTTATCACGGGACATCATGCAGAAAGGCCGCATCTTGCCCGAAGGGTGGGATTCAGGGATGACGGAGGCGCAACGGGCGTATTACCGCAAAGCCTTTAGCGAAGACCATATTGAGAAACCCGCAAAAGTTATCATGTCCGATTTAGAAGATGTCTTTAGCAATAACGATGGCAAAGGCACTGACGATGTGATGCAAGAGGTAGAGAAGACGTTAAAGTTATTGGCATTTAGCAAAAATTTAAGTGCTTTAGAAGTGGACAGAATTTTACACCTGATGTCGCGTGAGTCAGGTTTAGGGGTTCGTGTGGCTTCGTTGAATAAGCAGATTAAAAACTACCGTGAGATGAGCGAATTTAAAGGTGCCAATCACACCGAGATTGCTCAAGCACTGATTGAAGAATTAGAGACCATCAACAAAATCAAATTCTTCAACGACAAGTTTTTCCGTTGGGGTGGTAGCCATTATGAGGTCTATCAAAATATCGAACTGGAGCGCGAAATCCATTTACGTTATGGCAGTTGTGAAGCGAACAAAAAACGCAGCGATGCTAAAGGGATTTTACATACGATGGGGGCGTTGCAGTCAGCACCGTTACGCGACCCTGATTTGATGGAGACTGGGGTCAATTTCGCTAATGGTTACGTTATCAGACGCGAAGACGGTAGCCTTGAGTTGCACACCCATGAGGAAAAGTTTGGCGCGACCTACACGCTGCCGTTCATTGTCGATTTAAAGCAAGTGAATGATAACTTACGCAAGTTAGCTCCTACGTTCTATCAATTTTTAGAGACCAGTTGGGGGCATGACCCTGATTTTACGGACAAGGTGCAAGCCTTGCAGGAAGCCATTTTCGTGACGTTGTTCGGCCTAGCCCCACAATATCAACGCGCTTTCTTGCTGTTCGGCATGGCAAATTCGGGCAAGTCACAATTGCTTACAATTATCTCGTCCCTTGTGCCGCCAGAGGTAAAGTCAGCGGTGTCGCCAGATGCGTGGGCGGATAACTTCGCTCCCGCGAGCATGGCGGGTAAACTGCTTAATATCGCGGGGGAGTTGTCAGAAACGCGGAAGATTTCGGGTCAAATCTTCAAAGAGGTCATTGACGGGTCTGAAATGAGTGTTCGTGCGCCTTATGGCCAAGCATTCACAACCCGTATGATTGCCGCCCAGTGGTTTGCAGGTAACTTTTTACCGCGCACGAAAGACACCTCCGATGGTTTTAACCGCCGTTGGTTAATTTTTCAGTTTTGCCGTCCCATCCCCGAACACGAGCGCAAAGTTAATTTGGGCGAGTATATCGTTAACAATGAGCGGGCAGGGATTTTACAGTGGTGCCTAGGTGCTTCAAAACGCCTCGTAACTAAGAAAGGCTATACGCTACCCGCATCAGCACGAAACGCGGTGGCCGAAATGGGTGCTTTGAACAATACCATCAGAGCTTTCCTTGAGGCTGCTAATGGTGGCATCCGCCTTGCGGTCAGGGATGTCTCCGAAGGCAGAATTATGCTGGGTAAGAAGCGCGTTAAGTACGACCCACAAACAGTCGCTCAATTTACCGCAGAATATAAAGTCCAAGAAACTCGGCTTTACGAATTGTACTGGGCATGGGCTGTAACCAACACCGAGAAAAAACCTGAGAGTATTCAAGGGTTTAAGCAAGCCATGAAGGAGCTTGTGCTGTCCTTTGAACTTCGGGTCGTTGAAGCTCGCGGAACCGCCACCTATTACGGTATCTCTACCGAAGAATCGGCGAAATCCGCTCTCAAAAATCTCGGTTATACTATTGGGTAAGGGGAAAATGATGAACGCAAAAACCAAAATGACTAACCCTAAGACCCAAAAGAGAGGCCAATAATGTTTACACTTAACAAAAATCCTGTGAGCATTTGGTTCAGCACAAACACTCGGCATCACCTACTCGCTGGGTCTGACTCGTCTAAACCTAAACGCTTCCCGAAAGCAGCGCAAATTAACTTCCCCAGCGAACTTTTCGACACGATTGATATTAACCTCAAGTCCACCGTGTTCCAAGAGACTTACTGGTATCAGGAGCTTTCGCAACGCTCCCCTGATGTTCAAGGGACGCTAACCCGTTTGCGACCCTACTTACCTGTGCCGTACTTAGCCGAGTTGGGTCTTCAACCGCCGCTCCTCGGCATTCGCTTCTTTGAAAACATTCAAATGGAGAAGCTAACGCCAACGGCGATGGTGTCGCAACAGGTCTTTAAAGTCCCCGACTTCATGGCCACTGAACTTGGGTCTTGCCTTGAACGCAATAATACAGGACCCGTCAGCATCACCTTAAAACAAATGGATGCTTGGGGTTTCGACATGATTAAACTTGAGCAGCTTAAACGCTGCCGACCCCTCATCATCTGCACTAACGGCGAATCTTCGCTTTGGAATAAACGTGCCATTGAGTTTCAACCTTATGACATGATGTCGATGAAGGCTCAAGTCAGTCTTCTTAAATGGGTGGCCAGAAAGACTGTCGAAGCGTACAAGTATCACGAACCCGCTAACCTTATCGGTCTCTATAAAGACCTCTGGATGGGTGAAACGAGCCAGTATAATCAGGTGAAAGTGACGGAAAAGCATCTCTTTATCGACCCCTTTGAACTTGGCGAGAGTCGAAGACTACTGAAATAACTAAAAAGGCCACTTAATAGTGGCCTTTTTATTGGCTTTGCGGTTGGTAATCCGAATGTGATTGGGAATGGCAATGGCAATGGTGATTGGTGGCGGTAAAAGAAAAAAACCCTCGGCAATGGCAATGGCAATGGCAATGGCAATGGTAATTGGGGGCTGTAAAAGAAAAAACCTTGGCAATGATAATGGTAATGGTAATGGCAATGGCAATGGCAATGGCAATGGCAATGGCAATGGCAATTGGTGTCAGTAAAATAAAAAATCTTAGCAATGGTAATGGTAATGGCATTGAGGTTAAGATTGTTAATGGTATTAACATTGGAAACGTAAAATTTTAAATAACGACTTTTTGGATAGCCCCCTATTTTACGCTCAACGTCTAATTTATTTATACCCCACCCTTTACAATACACTTGTATATACAAGTGTATATTAAATGTGACAAAAATTGTCACTTTATTTATGTCAGAAAGTGACAATTTTTGTCACTATATCAGGGAACAATTACACACTTATAAGCCTAGTCAAAATAAAAAAGCCTTATAAATCAATGACTTGAAAGGTAATATAAAACTTGGCACGAGTCCTGCAATATGTATTTTGTGCAAATTGCATAATGGCAAGGTCGCCATTTTATACCTTTAAAGTCTGAAAAGATGGTCACTAGGAAAGGTGCGTCTGAATAGGTCAAAACTTCGCTAATTAGCGAAAAACATCAAAAAGAGAGAGATTACAAAATGACTGCTTCCAACAAAACTTTTGCTACGGAATTAAATGCTTTAGCAATATCGATTGCCAATGACTCTTTTACGAGTATCAGCAAATTAACGCGCCTTGTTGCAATTTATGGCGACAAAAAAGAGGTGAAAGCAGCTTTTATTGATGCTTGTGAGTCCAATGGTTGTGCAGGTAGCGCAAAAGATTATTGGTCGTTAGCTACTTTTTATAGCAAAAACACGAACATTGTAAAAGATTATAAAGATGCGAGAGACTTAACTATTACTCTCACAAAAGTACGTTTTGAGGCTTTAGGTTTGACTAGCGTAAAGAGTTTAAAAGACTATAAAACGCTACAAAACAAGCTAACATCGTTTGCTGATAGCTTAAAAACTTATCGTAAAAGCGAAGGTGAATGTTCAATACTTGAACAGTTAATAAAAGACTGTGCAAATTGCAAATCTTTAACAAAAGAGGAAAGTGAGCAGATGCTTGTAAGTGTTGAAGCGTATATTTTGAAAGAAGCCAAAATTGAGGAAGAGACTAAAAACAACAACAAGGACAGCAACAAGGACAGCGACAATGACAGCGACAATGACAGCGACAATGCCAGCGACAATGACAGCGACAATGACAGCGACAATGACAGCGACAATGCCAGCGACAATGTTAATGCTAAAGCCGAACAACGACTTGCAATCATTGAATCATTAGAAAATAGCGAGTTATTCTATGTACTAGAGACTCGTGATAATGATTCTTTAGCAGCTTTAATAAAGCACGCTCAAAAAGTATTAAAAGCGCGTAAAGCTAACGAAGGCAAAAACGGCACAAAATAAGCCACAAAAAATGGGGGGCGCAAGTCCCCCAAACGGAGATATAAAAATGAAAAAAACAGAAATTCTAGGCTTAATAGCTAAAATTTTGGCCCGTGTTCGTGCCGAAGAAGCTAAAAAGATTCCTGATTGGTATTTGGAGGGCGATGTAATCGCCCTCAAAAAATGGCAAGAAAAAAGCAAGGCTGAAGCCTTGTTTGATGTAAAAATTTTAATGGGACACTATCAATCTGCTAAAGATTGATAGTGTTCTTAGGGGATGCAAGTCCCCTCACTTTAAACAAACAGAGGAGGGGATTTGCAAAAATCCCCATAAACAACAAAAAAGCCTTTTTACAAGGGCTTTTTTGTTGTTTATGCCCGCGTAGGCGTAGGCGTAGGCGTAGGCGTAGGCGTAGGCGTAGGCGTAGGCGTAGGCGTAGGCGTAGGCGTAGGCGTAGGCGTAGGCGTAGGCGTAGGCG